GCACTCATGGGCGAAGTCGCGCTGTACGATGAGGTCATCACCATACACGGCCACTATTCCGCTCCGAGAATGTTGCTCTGTGACCGATTGGCATAAAGCCCAAAAGATCAGAGTTTCAAGCTCGAACGTGAATCCGTTCCCCATAGAGGAGAACTTCTCCAAGACGACATGCGATCCGTCTGGCATCACTGCCAAACGAGATCGAAGGCTGTCCATATAGGCAGCCCAGTCGTACGGTAAGAGGTGGTAAACCACCTCTTTGCTAACAGAGTCGGACGCGCCCTTGAGATCAAGGGTAGCCAAGGAACGATTCCACGCTTGACTGGCGAGGAACTGATTCCTAGTCTGGTCATCCAGATCGATACCGACCCTCCGCAATCTTCTGCGGATATAGCTACCGACACCTTTTTGGAGGAAGCCATTTCCTCGAGGCTCGACGGCTATGATGCGATTTGTTTTCGCATTCTTAGGAACCGTGTCAATTCTGCACTCATCTTGCAAGGAGAAAACTGCTTCATTTATGAAGCAGAACTCCCCTTCTGGGATTTGGCCTAGAATTGCAGCCGACCAATGAAGGTCAGCAGCTAAAACTGCACTAAAAATTGGCTGTGCTGTTCTAGAAACGGAAAATGGCAGTTCAGCGATCTTCCTATCAACCTGAGAGCGACGGCGAGGCAACTCGTACGTCGCACCAGGCCCAAACCCGCACTTTTCAGTGACCTTGTTATAGTCGAACGGGCCGAGCACTTTCGAGATTTTTAGCTGCATAGCATGGAGTATGCTATGCAGAGATGGATCATCCATCTTCTCGAGGTGACGGAACCGACGATTAGTTTCAAGGCACTTGTCTTCAGAAGTTTTAAATTTCTGAAGTGCCACCGCATCTAGATCGATCCCCGTGTTCAGACCCTTGTATTTTGACAAGAAGCTGACACACGAGTAATCGGCATGGAACGCGTCGGCAGAAGTGTAGTGTCCTGGTTCGATTTCCATCTGGGCTAGCTCGATATGAGAATACTTATATCGAAGCCAAGCCCCCAGGGACACCGGCGAATCGACAGTCTTGCAAAGAGCGAAGAAAACTTCGCCCATATCGGAACGTTTATCCGAATGCATGATGTTTACGTCTCGTTTTCGGTTAGCGCCTAGGCGCAGTGCCCTCCGATAGATGAGAGGGCTCTCCAGCTCCAGAATGTCAGTAGACGTTCTGGAGGTTTTCGACCATGGCCACCAACTGCGCGTTCGCGCAGAGGTAGTCCATGAACTTGCGCAGATCCTTGCGGTTCTGCAGCGTGTTCTGGTCGGGGAGAACGAATTCGAGGTTCGCTCGAGACACGTAAGCCACGGTCGCAGCCGGCGTATAGCCAGCGTCGTTCGTGCCCAAGGTTTCGAGCGTCGGGACGTGGAGTCCCACGGAAACGCGATTCATCCGAGAGCTGGCGTTTGCACCAGCCGCCGGATTACCGGCCTTCTTGAGCTGCATGGAGATGCGGTTGTACCCGACGGAGGAATCCCCCGTCTGGTCTTCCCACCACCACGTGCCATT